AGAACGCTGTTGTTCCGCTTGTTGTCGGTGTAACGTTTGTCAACGCCGCTCCGCCCGCAGTATATCCAGAACCCGAAGCTTCGTTCGAAGTTGAATAATCTGTTGTTGCAGCACCTAAACTTGCACTGCTTGTAAACAGAGCTAATTTAAAAGTACTACCACCATTGGTAAAATTGTGTTGGCCTTGCAGAAGTTCCTGCTTGAAGGACGTACACATTGCTTGAGTTATCGCCATATTATAGTCTCCTTATCGCGTCAGCTAGTTCGGGGTTTCCCGAATCTTTTAGGGCATTATACACAGTTGTACGGTCGCTGCGAATAGCTTCTCTCATATAAAATGAAACAACCTTTTCCATGTGCTCTTTGTAGGCCAGTGCCTGATCTCTGATAGCAGGATGTGCACCATCTGAAACGCTGATTAGTTTAGACACACAACGCTCCGCTACTTCTTCCGGTGAAAACCCACGGTTCTCTGTAGTCTGTACAGACACCATCGGTTGATCCGGCATATTGAAATCTAGTTTAAACATTACGTTTTCGGCCTTATAACTTTACCAACTCTATATTCTTGAGTGGTTTCTTTAGCTTCACCTAACATCTTCAGACCAATCATAGCTTCTCCAAAGCGTTGATTGTACTGTTGCATGACGTCAGCTTCGCCCTTCATAAATATGTACGCTTCTACAAGCGAACCGTATAACAATGCTAACTCACCGTTGGTACTAATCCAAGTAGTTCCTCCGCCTGCGCCCGCTGTTATGCTAGTGGGACGATACAGGTAGTGTAGCTCAACATCAAGGTTTGCGTTAGGTGTTGGACCAACAAGGAAGTTATCTACATCAAATTGTGCGTAATACTTAGGTAAACCCTGGGTAGTGGCGTTCGGAGAATACGTCTGTACAAAAGATACATCCTTAAATTCCACAAACGTCTTTTCATTATTCAAGGTATAGCTCAAAGAAAACGGAGCTAAGAAGTCACTTGGACAATTCAAATACGGGTTTGCTTGTGTAAGTGCAGCCGTTTGATTACGGCGAAACAAGTCTAGCTGTACGTTCTTTAATATACGCTCTTCTGCCGCTCGTATAAACAAGGGAAGATTTGCCACGAAACTCGTTTCGGAGTTTTCAGTATAGTCTTGAATAGCTTGCTTTAGCTGATCGTATGTAAAACTCATGTTATAATCACCGTTACAGTGCCTACATCTCCGTTACCACGAAGAGCGTTGGGCGTTAAGGCTTCATCACCGTTAAATCCAACAGGGCTCCAGCCCCATTGTATGTTTCTTTGTGCTTCCAAATCAGACTCAGGACGAGGATCTCTAAGAGCCTGGGGATCTGGTCCTACTTTTGGTGGGTTGAGTTGAGGTTGCTTTGGATCATATTCGTCTGGTCCTACTTTGGCACCAGTCCATTCCACCTTCATCTCATGCAAGCGGTATCGTCGGCCTGACCGATCAGATATTCCCCATGCTTTTTTCCCATTAGCGTATGCCATTAGACCCTCAAATAACCACTTCCTGGTTGCAGTTTCAAAGAAACTCTGTCTTCATCTTCATCTGCGGCGCGTTGGAACTCTTCCTCATACACAGATTTTAGGATCTGGATACGCTCTGGCGCACGTTTCATAGCAATATAGTACGCTAATCCTGCGGCCATACAAGGGAAGAACCTAAACGGTAAGTCTGAATCATTAATCAAAGCACCTGCGTCTTCAATTCTGCGAACGTAATAGTAGATCAACTGATCAGTTGAGTTCTCTGGTACCGCCCATATATTAATTACAGGTGAAATTTGTCTATTCAACCAATACTGACTAGGTCTACCCTGGGTCGTCTTATTCGGCAGCGTAACGTAATCTCCACGACTGATACGTTCGACTTCGTAGTCTGTGCCGTTACGTCGTAATACTACGTCTAACAGATCAACAACGTCGGAATTTAACGTCTCTGTTGCCTGCCCTTGAGTTAGAGTTATTGTGCCAGATTTCACTGTCCACAGGTTTAAACCACGGTTAGCCCATTCAGCAAACATCAAGTTCAGAGAACGACGTGCTGTTTTGGCATCGTAGCCAGTGCGAACTTCCAGTCCACACCTCTCGTATGCTTCCTCGATTATCTCTGCGATATCGAGATTGAAGTCTCTGGTTCCTGATGTTGCCATTTAATTAACCCATCTTTGTTTTTCTAACGCCGCGCCCTGCCATTACACAGCCGCCATTCATAAATCTTTCGCGCTCACTGCGTCTAGATTTTTTAATTGTTTGCGGAGAAGCATTTGTTCTTGTATCAAACTGTCTTGACCCTTCTTTAACAGCCCTACCCCTACTGTCTTTTTCACCTTCGTCAGTAACATAGACCTTGCTATCAATAGCTTTTAAGTCATCAATCATATGCTTTAGCTTTTTTTCTTTTAATAATAAAGACTTGCGGCTTTCTTGCCCTGTAGCTTTTCTTTTAGCTGCATCAAATCCAGCAACAACGGCACTAGCAACTTTTCTTGGAGACATTAATTTTTCAACACGCTTACCTTTTATTGTGGTGAAGTCGCTTTCAAATTTGGACTCGCCATCATAGCCTTTTGTACCTTTTAATTCTTTTTGTATTCTTTTTAAAAGTGTACGAGACTTGAAGTTTTGACCTTCTCGTTTTCTATCAGGCATTACATCGCTCCTTTGTACTTACCGCCGCGGCCTGCCATTACACAGCCTCCGCCCATATAACCTTTTTTAACTTTACCGCCGCTCATGTAGCCCTTCTTGACCATGCCGCCGTTTTTCTTCTTTATTACACCACGGCCAATAAGAACGTCTTTCTTAGTGATTTTACCGTCGCCACTTAAATCTTTCATAGCATAATCCTTTCGGTTATTAAAATACTCTTGCTAGGCCACCGCGGCTAGCTTTCCATTTAATTCGTTTAGAAGACTTTTTCTTCTTAGCAGCAGATGTACACTGAGCCATCGTCGGCCTACATGCAGGATACCCCTTACGCTTTTCACCCTTCTGACGACCACAAGGTTTGCCTGTCTTACAGTCAACCCAACCTTTCCCGTCATTCTGAGAAAACCATTTGCGTAAAGAGTTCTCTTTTGCCATCAGTATGTCCTCGTGCTCTTGCGTCTTGTTTCTTCCACACAACCACAACCAGAAGCGACTATACCTCCGCCACGGTATCTATTTCTAGCAGGGCGTTTAGGATTATCCACTGAAGTCATCAGTCCACCTGTTGCCGCTTTCTTAGTAGAGTTTCCCCAGTTGGCCGCCCCTACCTTGCGACACTTCGAGAGTGCTCCGCTTGCGTAGGCGCTTGGCCATACCTTGTATCGGGCTTTGACTTTGCGATAACAAGCGTCTTTTTTTGTCTTTGGTTTTTTTGACATTAGCCCTCCTCTCCGGAGATCGTGAGATTTGAAACGACATCTGACCACGGCTTATCATTTAAATTGGCCTTTCGTGAATTGCTTACCAGGTACTTCAACATATCATTGTTCAAAGACACCATAGCATTAGTGTTACGGATTTCTGCTTCCATCACAGCAGTTCTAGTGTTCAAGTCAATCAACGTGCTAGACGTCCAACTTGTCCACTCTTTTGACACGAAACCAATAGATCCAATTATCGCCGCTAACACGACACTTCCAATAACTTTTTGATCCATACGCATCACCACATCTTACATGACCAGTATCTGGCCGTTAGTTTGTCTAATCTTTTTGTGTCACAACCATGTCTTGCACGGAACGACTTGCGACGTTTGGGGTTAGATTTTTTAATCTTCATCTTGGCGTCCCCAAACCTGATAATTTTCTCTTTACCTTTATCGCAAGCCTTTACCACAGACTTTTTCCCGCCAGAAATCTGACGTTTAGGTTTGTTACACTTCATCTTAGCCTTGTCTATTTTAGGCATAGATATTCCTTACGCTAAAAGAAATGTCAGTTCGGTTCCTGCGCCTGTAAGGGCAGAAACGTAGACACCAGAGCTAAACACCATTCCGTTTTCTGGGATATAAATCTCGTTCATGCCCACAGGAAACTTCTGAGTTAAAAGAGTTGCGCCGCCGTTACCATTGGTAAGGGTGAAAGAACCCGCCGTAGTGGCGTATATGTTCACGGCTTGAAGTCGAGATCTGGACGGACCTATAAGAGCCGCCGCCGCACCTTGCGCGTGAGTATACGCAGTTATGTCTGAGCCAGCCATACTTTATTCCTTTTTTTTCGGAGGACGTCCACGTTTCTTTACAGGTTGTTCTTCCCACGCCTCATTTACATTAGGCGTAGAAGGATCATCCGCTCTGAGCGTACCGTTCTCATTTCGTGCGCGAACTTTAGCGGGTTTGATTCCTCTAGCCGCTAGTTCTTCTTCGGATGCAGGTTTGAATCTACTCATAACCTACCCCTTATGCTGCTGCTATTGTGCCGCCTGTGTCAGAACGCTTCCAGTTTGTTCCGTCAGAGAAAGCCAATATTGCTGCGCCTGCTGCGCCGTTTGAAACAAATACAACAGTGCCCGCGCCTGCGTCAGCGGCGGAAGGTGCGTTTGCTACGGTGTAAGTTGGGACGACGATGTCGCCAATAAAGCCAGCAGTTGAAGTCACTGGACCTGAAAATGTAGTCGATGCCATTTTAGTACCCTTTGCATAAGGATTTGCCTTGTAGTCTATGCAACGTCAGGAGGGCGGATACCTGTCTACAAAGCTAATATGATGCCCATTACAAAAACAATACAACACATTAAAACAAAAAGAAAGGGGCTACCGAAGCAGCCCCTCCCAAAAAACAATACTTTATAGCTTATGCGCCTGGTGAACCAAACACACAACGTGGATCAGAGAATCCAAAGCTATAACGCTCACGAGCCTTAAAGCGCATGTTACCTGTGTCGAAGTCTGCTTCCATGTTAGTGGATAGCGGAGTTCTTTCAAAGTGAACAAAGCCGCGAGGCGCGTCTGTTTTGATGAAGAATGCATCAGGGTCAGTTAGGAAGTCGTTGACTGCATAACCTTCTGGTAACATTCCCATTGAACGCATTGCGTTTGTGTCATTGTCCGCAGTACCTACACGTAGGTTAGATACCATCAAACGTTCTGCAACGAATTGCAATTGACGTGGGATCATTAACTTTGTTCCACGTAAAGCAACCTTTAGACCACGTTCGTCAACAAAACCTGCGATGTTGATTAGAGCGTCTTCTAAAGAAGTTTCGTTCAAATCAGCAGCTACAGCAGGAGTGTTAGCTAGTGTTCCACCGTTTGTTAACGGATGGTTAGTTGCACAAAGAGCAACACCGTCACCGCCAGCAGAAGCACCACCTGTGAACGCATTGTTCAATACAGCGGCAGCTTTAACCTGCTTAGAGTGAGCCATTGATCTTGCGAGGGCGCGTGTGTAACGACTGCCTAAACGGTCGTACAAGTTGTCCTCAATTGCTTCCTCAGTGATTGAGAATGCAAGTGCAACAGTTTCGTGGTTGTAACGAGCAGTGAATGCTTCGTTAGCGTCGTCAAAGTTAATTGCAGAACCTTCTGACTTAGTAGGTGCCGCACCAAATCCAGCCAACATTACTTCTTCTTCAAACGCACGGTCTGAAGATTCAGTAGTGAAGATCTCTGAATGTTGGTTTTCGTACCG